GCAAAACCCCTGATATACGAAGTCCCGAAGGGCTTTGGATATATACGCAAAGCCCCACTCCGATATACAAAAGCCCATGGGCATGGCGAAGCCATTAGCGAGGGTCGGGATTTTGTATATCTACCGTATTGTCACACACTTTGTCTTATCAACGTATACATTATGGCAAGATTTGTAATGATAAAAACATACGCATCAATGTGCGGTATTAGTGTAGATGGCGTTCTAAAGCGAATACAAAGAGGTAAATTAAACTACTCAAGCTTTTGCGAGATGCCAGCAATTGATGTTGAAGAATATCCGCCAAATATCAAAAAAGTAAAAAAGGTAACCTTGCCAGAAATCAACAAAACTTATCCGCCGTGGATGTACGACTAAAGAAAATAACACCTTTACCAACCCTTCTAAAGAAAGCGCAAGACGTATTTAACAAATGGGTAAGAACCAGGGATAAGGATTTCGGTTGCATTTCTTGCGGCGCAGCCATTGACCACGCAGGTCACTACCTTTCGCAAGGGCATCATTCTGCGTTAAGGTATAATGAGATGAATGTAAATGGCCAGTGCTTACGCTGCAATACTTTCTTACACGGCAATGTAATTAATTACAGAAAAGGGCTAGTGAAAAAATACGGCGAAGAAAAAGTTTTAATGTTAGAATCAAATAGAGCCCACACTAAAAAGTGGAGCAGATTTGAACTTGAGGCAATAGTCAACGAATACAAGTAGCTCATTTACGCAAACGTTTGCGTAAATTTATTTAAAACTATTTTGAAATAATTAGCATTATTTCAAAATGATAGCTTATATTTGTGTAAGCAAAGGCAATGAAGCCGAAGCTTAAAACAAAATATATGAAAAGTACAACTAAAATCGCAGCAGCAAAAAGATTAGCAAAATCTACAGTTTCTAAAAGCTCAATAGCTTACAAAGTAGTAGCTGAATTATTAGAGTTGCCAAATGCGAGTAAAACTTACAAAATATTTGGTAATAAAATTAGACCAGTACACACTAGCGGTAGTGGTAGATTTACCTCTAACATGGACTACACAAGCGACATTAAAAGTCTTTTATCTTCTATCGGTATTGATTGTGTTTTAAGCAATGATAGCGTAAGAGGTGGATTAACTGGTAACTTGCTTACTATCACTACAAAATTAAAGTAATGCCACAAAACACCCACGGCGGCGCTAACCGCAACCAAGGCGCTAAGAAAAAACGCAAGCCCACAGACCAAAAGTGGGCTTACTTCGCAACAGAAGAAGTACAACAGGCGTTTGACAATTTGCCAATAAAAATAACAAGGCAAAAGCTTATAGATGATTTAGTAAAAACACACTTAAAAATTAACCAATGAAAGGCAAATCACTAACAATAGTTTTACGCTCAATTATAGCGGTAACAATTTTGAGCATTATATTATTCGTAATTTATTCGTAATTTTGTTTACAAAGTTGTAAAGAAATGGCGGCAAATAGTACAAAGAGGCGTGAAAATGGTATAAATCATGTAGTAAAGCTTCTAGAAAGTAGTAAAACACGCATCGAAATTGTAAAAGAAATTACAACGTTGTACAAAATATCAGAAGGCGGTGTTGACAAATGGATTAAGGCAGCTAAAGAAATACTTACCAAGCGGCAAGCACAAGTTGAAGCAATACGCATAAGGGAAACAGAGGCAATCATCGGCGAAGCTGTCAGAAATGGGCTGAAATCAAATATAGAGATTGAACAAAGGTTGCTACAAATTGGATGGGCTGAAATAGAGGTTGAAGAAACTACTTTTAACAAGCAATTTGGTACTACTACTTTTAGACGGCATCCAACGCCAGCCGAACAACGTTCAGCACTAGAAACTGTTTTAAAGATGCGTGGTGGCTTTGCAGCCGAAAACCTAAACATTAAATTCACCCCAGTTACAGGTATGGAGATAAAATAATGAAGCTAATATTTGATACAAACGGCAACGAAAAACAAAAGCAAGTAGCTAAATATTGGGTTGATAGCGCTACAGCCGATATAGTTTATGGCGGTTCAAAAGGTAGTGGCAAGTCTTATTTAGGGGTATCGCTAATATTTGGCGATGCTTTTTTGTACGCAGAGACATCATATTTTATTGCACGTAAAAGCCTAACTAATATTAGAAAATTTACAATACCGTCTATACATGAGGTTTTTCAACACTGGGGCGTAACTGATAAAATGTGGAAGTACAACGGTCAAGATAATTATTTTGAGCTATACAACAAAAGCAGGGTGTATCTTTTAGACGCAAAATATTTACCTAGTGACCCAGAATATTACCGTTTTGGTTCTATGCAAATTACAAGGGGGTGGATTGAAGAAGCTGGGGAGTTTGAGGAGGCTGCAAAAAACAACCTTAACGCATCTATAGGAAGATGGAAAAACGATTTGTACAATTTAGCCCCTAAATTACTTCAAACGTGCAACCCGTCTAAGAATTATCTTTATCGTGAATATTACCGCCCAAATAAAGCAGGTACATTGCCAGAGTGGAAAAAATTTATACAGGCATTGCCACAGGATAACAAAAAGTTACCAGACGGCTATTTACAAAATTTAGAGAGAACATTAAGCAGGAATGAAAAAGAAAGGCTATTAAAAGGCAATTGGGAGTTTGATGATGACCCCGCCGCTTTAATGGATTACGAAAAAATACTAAAAATATTCACAAACTCAAATGTACCTTCTGGCTCTAAGTTTATCACTTGCGATATTGCACGGTTTGGCTCAGATAAAATAGTAAAAATCGAATGGGATGGTTGGAGAGGTAAAGTTTTTAGCTATGCAAAACAAGGTACAGATACCACCGCTACAAGCATAGAGGCTAGCAAAGTGAGACTAGGCATAACAAAAAAAGATATACTAGTAGATGAAGATGGTATAGGCGGCGGTATCGTTGATTTTTATAAGTGCAACGGATTTGTTAACAATAGCCGTCCTTTCCCTTCGCCAAATGCACCTTATGGGCGTGATGGTAAACAGTTACCGGATAACTTTGACAATTTAAAATCACAATGTTATTTTAAATTGGCTGAGCTAATAAACAACGAGCAAGTGTTTATCGAATGCGAAAATGACACCATTAGGCAAATGATAATAGAAGAGCTTGAGCAAGTAAAACAAAAGGCTTTAGATAGTGACATGAAAAAGGGTGTTATTCCAAAAGATAAAGTAAAAGAGGTGCTAGGGCGCTCGCCAGATTTTAGCGATACTTTAATGATGAGAGCGTGGTTTGAGTTTAAGAAAAAACAAGTATGGGTATCTGCTTAATATTTTTAGTACATTTGATTAAAATTATACTAAAATGGGGGTGTTCAACTTCATTAAAAAGGCGCTAAACTCTTTCAGAAATTTAGGCACAGCAATAGCATCTTACGGTATCATTAGAGGCATTGCGGTTTATGGGCTTAACGATAGCCGAACAAACATCAAAAAAGGCTATATTGACAGTGCAGATATTTACAGCATTGTTAAGATGATAGCAGTAACGACAGCTAGCACCATACCTATTTACGTCTATAAAGTAAAAAGCAAAGAAAAGCTAAAGAAATACAAGCAGCTATTACAGGTAAAAGACTACGGCGCTACACACCAAGTGAAGCTAATGTTCTGCAAAAGTGAAGCCTTAGAGATGGTGGATAACGAGCATGAGTTACAGAAACTACTTGACAGCCCCAACCCTTTATACACAAAGTCTGAATTTTTAGAAGGCATTTATACGCTAAAACTATTAACAGGCAATAGTTATATATACAAAGAGAAGTTAGAGTTTGGCAAAAATGCAGGCAAAACACGAGAAATGTGGCTAATGCCGCCAGATACCTATCCGATACTTACATCTGGCTTCCCACATGAGTTACAAGGCTACCAATTGAACTTTGAAAAAGTAAGACAGTTTAGAACAGACGAGGTAATGCACCTAAGAAGTTTTAACCCAAACTTCACGACATCAGGTGACGAGTTAATCGGTCACTCACCGTTAGTTAGCGGCAACAAAATAGTGCAGCGCAAAGATGATGAAGATAATTACAATGTATCTTCTTTTCAAAACGGCGGTATTAGCGGTATTGTAAGCAATGAAAGCCTGTCGCCAGACCAATCGGCCATTGATGATGTAGGGGCAATGAAAAAGCAGTTTTACGCAGAGGCAACAGGCACTAGCAACGCAAGAAAATTACTTTTTCAAGCAGGTAAAATAAACTACACGCAAATAGGGCTATCTCCAATTGATATGAATGTGTTGGGTTCTGAATTGCAGACATTTAAAAGATTATGCAATCTTTACCGTGTGAGTGATAGGTTATTTAACAATGATGCAACAGGTAGCGAGATAAGCATAAATGCAATGATAAAGCAGTTGTATACAAATGCTTGCTTACCAGAGGTTGCGGCTTTATGCGATGTTTTAAACAAAGATTTAGCAAAAGAGTTTGGCGATGATTATTTTATAGATTACGATATTACAGGCATTTCAGCACTTCAAGAGGACATGAAAGCTCAAATGGATGCATTTTCAGCAGCGCCAGTAATGAAGCCTAATTTAGTATTTGAGGCAATGGGCATAGGTATTAGTGAAGACCCGTTAATGGATAAAGTTTATATTAAAACAGGCTATACGCCTATTGAAGATTTAAGCATGAATGTAGGCGACTTATGATAAAAGATGAAAGAATACAGCTTATTTGCAATAAAGCAATTACGCTACCAGAATGCCCCGTAAAAAAAGAACATGCCATTGCTCAACGTGCGTGGCTATTTATTAAAATAAAAGAGTTGCTAAAAGAGCAATCTCAAGCCGAATGTTATAAGCCAGAAATGACACTTAAATGACAAATCTAGAGCAGTTAGAATTTTACCGCATGTACCACGCATTTCAATTAGGGCGTGAAATAAAATATGCGGCAAAGTTTAAAAAAGAGTTAATAAAGCAACAGCAAGTTTTTATTGAACAAATAGAAAAAGGTGTTGATTTTAATACTGCACTAAATGCCATACCATTTGAAGGGATGTATATTCTAGAAAAAGAACTTTATAACGAATGTGCTACCGTGTGGGGTGCTAAAGTAAGGTTAAGCGTTTTAAGGCTTCAAACAACGCAAAATAAAGCCCGTAGCCCCATTGGTTTTAATGCTGAGATGGTAAGGCTTATGACTGAATATTTTTTAACCGATTGGTTTGCAATAATTGAAGGTATTTCAGAAACTACAAAAGAAGAAATAAGAAAAGTTTTAATTAAAGCACAGTTAGAAAGTTGGTCAATAAATGAAATCGTTAGGGCTATAGAAAATGAAGAACTAACAGCAATGCGAGCAAGGCGCATCGCAAGAACGGAAACTAACACCGCCGCTAATCAAGCAGGTAGGTTTGCAGCCAAAGCCACAGGCGTAAAGCTCAATAAAATATGGATTGCTACAAAAGATAATAGAACACGACACGACCATAGCGCAGTAAACGGTAAGATAGTAGGCATTGACGAAACATTTAATGTAGGAGGCTTCCCAATGTTGCAGCCTGGAGATAGGGGAGAATCAGGTAAAAAGACACCTGCAAAAGAGATTGTCAATTGCAGGTGTACAAGTGCTTATTTGCCTATAAAGTAGCTAACTACTATAAATTTACTATTAATTCTTCGCCTGTTAAAGCGTGTGTAAAATTCTGAAACTGATGCAGGTATTTAATGTGTTCAAAACATATTTTAAGCATTGCTACAACTAAATGAGGCTTCCCATTTATTATTTCAATATTTAAATTGCGAGTGTTACACCTTTCTAATATTTCTTGCGTCAGTGAAATTGGCTTTAATCCTTTTAACCCGTCAGCCAAATCTTTAACATTAATAACTTTTGGTAAAATACTATTATCTACACCACACGTTGAAGACGAATCAATAGATACAATGTTGCCAATTCTAAAATCTTTTATATCCATAACTTTTATTTTTAAATTAATCCAACCTCTTTCATTTTATC